AATGGGAGTTGAAGAAGCAAGAAAGAGTGCAAACTTGAAATATGGTAAAGGTTGGCGTGAACGTGGTTTGGTTTCAAATTCAGATGACCAATGGGCTTCGGAGGATTTACAGCCTTACCTATAACGTTTTGCAGCTAATGGCAGGCGTAAACCAACTAATGTATTTAGCACCTTCCAACCGCTTGACATTAGGTGCTGTTATGTTGGTGCGATGGCAAGTGCGTTAGGCAGTTAAATTTTTAATAAAACTTTTTGAGCGATGGAAAATAAAAAATATAGACCAAGTAACGGAACAGAAGGCGATTGCTTTATGAGTAACTTTTGCTACCAATGTATTCACGATAACCCTGATTACAAAGCAAAAGCACCACGATGCGAAATAATGACTTTAACAATGTGCTTAGACTTGAACGATAAGGAATACCCAAAAGAGTGGTGTTATGGTGAAGATGGAAAGCCTAAATGCACAAAGTTTGTAAAGTGGGACTGGGGCAATGATGGCGACCCGAATGACCCTGATAACCCAAAAGCACCAATACCTGATGACCCGAATCAATTATGTATGCCGTTTATTATTGAGGAAATTGAACGTAATACCGTGAGCAGGGAAGAAAAAGTTTTATTGAAAATTTAATTGAACATAACGGCCCCAGCAGCTTTGCGTTCGTGCTGCATTTTGAAAACGAACGCTTCACTTTAACAACAAAATTTTGAAATGGAAACGAATTTAAACCCTACCACCGAAGCGCAGCATGACGCAAAACTGCCTGTTATGTGCGGTTTTTGTCGTGATTGCAAATATTGTGAATCTGATTTTGAATTTAATCAACTCTTAATCTGTAAACATCCAAAGTTAAAATTGTCTGCTGTGTTTACATATGATGGCTGTCAGTTTGGTGTTGAGGAGGATTTTGGTTGTGTGCAGTTTGAAAATCGCACATAACGTTTTGCAGCTAATAAATCGGCTTGCTGTTTATTAGCTGCTGTTATAGGTAGGTTGTAACGAATGTTTAATTAATACAAAATATAAAAAATAAATAAATATGATAAAAGAAATAAAAGAAATAAAACACTTAATAAGTGGACAAGTTGATATGGGAACGTTTGGTCTTACGTGCCAAGAATTAAGTAAAATAGAAAAAGAGTTTTTAATTTTAAATGAAAAATTAAAAGAATTAACTGCAATAGAAGAAGACTATAAAGACCTTGTAATAAAATTAAAATCTGCATCAAAAAACCAATTAGTAAACGAACAATTAAATAATTTTTATATTATAGTTAATAAGCTATAAAAAAATAGCATACAAAAAATGTTTCTAAATGATATACAACTTACCTATAACGGTTTCCGCTATGAGTAGTGGCGGTTTTGGAACTACTCACTATCAAATTAGAAACAATGATTGATAAAAGCACAGACCTTAAAAATAGTACTAACCCGCCATTACTTATAGCGAGTGTTGGCGGTAGTTATTCTCTGGTTTTAAATTTAGAAGATTTGCCAAATGAAGAATGGAAAGACATTCCTGGTTATGACGGTTATTATCAATGTTCAAATTATGGGCGAATAAAATCTTTAAAACGGGAGTACAAACGAGAAACAAAGCACGGTTTTGTAATTGGTTATACAAAAGAAATTATCAAAAAACCAACAAAAGTAAAAGTAAAAGGAAGTAATACAGAAGCTCTTTATATTTCTTTAAGCGTTGATGGAATAAGAAAAACAGACACGGTTTCTCAATGGGTTGGTATTACTTTTATTGGCGATAAGAAAAAAGGATTTCATTTTCAACATAAGAACAAAAATAGTTTAGATAACAGGTTAAACAATATTGAACAAGTAAAAATAAAAATATCAAAATCGAATGACTTTGCACACAACAAAAGAGAGGTGAACAATTACAAGCATTTACCAAAACAAAAGTATAAAATTACAAGGGATGATGGTAAGGTATTTACATATTCAGATATAGTAAATGAATATGGAAGGGCTGAATACTTCAATATTTTAAAAGGATATAATGTTAGAAAACATAAATGGACTGTCAGTCTTTTATAATTACCGCCAACTACAAGATATGTGTAACCTTACTAATACCAACGTTTACAAAATATTTTAATATATTTTTATAATATATTTGCAATATTTAAAATATATTTGTATATTTGCGTCATGATAACACAAATAAATTTAACTGAACAGTCCGAAATACTCTTAAAGACTATAAAGCAAATAGGGTTTATTAATAACATTGACGTTTCTACAAAAGAAAAGCAAATTAATTTAGCTATTAAAATAGCTTATGACTGTTTTATAAGTGTTGACTGTGACACTTTACAAGAAATTGCTAATCTTAAAAAATCAATTTAATTATGGAAAAACAACAATTAGACTACTTCATCAAAGGAGTACAAGCTAGCTACGAGATGGGCGATGCTATTGATGATAGAAAAGAATTAGAAATTATAGTTAATGAGTATGAAGACTATTTTACAGTAACTGCTCAATGGTTCAAAGGCGTTACAGTTAATGATAATGAAACCGACCCACAGCTACGTGAAGACGCTATAAGGCACATAGAAGACTATCATTTTAAGATAGCGAAAAATGCAAGTCCACGTAAATTTGCTAAAGAAATTATTGATATGCTTGATGTAGTAAATGGTGAAAGTTATTTTGAGGAATTTTAAAAAATATATTTTATGGAAAATAAGAAAAAAATATCTACGAAAAACTTTTGGTTATACAGCAAAAAGTGAACGGTTTAGCAAAAGATAAAAAAGGTAACAATTATTCATACGTTACAGGTGATAAAGTGTTGTCTTGGATTAAGCCTCTGATGAACGAACTTGGTTTAATTCTAAAACAAGAAGTTATATCTTTGGAAAATGAGAGAATGGATTACAAAACTGGAATAGGAACTCCATATGAAAAACCAAAAAGTGAAATTCTTTCAAAAGTAATGATGCGATTCACGTGGGTTGACTGCGCTACAACAGAAAGCGATACGAATCTATTTGCAGCAAATGGACAAAATGATTGGGAGAAAGGATTGGGTAGTGCCTTAACTTATGGCGAGAGATACTTTCTTTTAAAATATTTTCACATCGCAACGGATGAAGATGACGTTGATAATGATGAAAGAAAAAAAGAAAGTAAAAATCATACTACTATTCCACAGCCAGCAATAGATGTTGAAAGCGCAAAAGCTAAATTGATAGTTGCAAAAGACTTGGATAATTTAAAGAATTTATTTGAATCACTATCAAAATACGAGAAAAATAACGAAGAAGTCATAGCATTAAAAGACAAACTAAAAAATGAATTTAGCAATCCTAAGCCTTAGCGAAAGCGATTTTAAAGCCCTGTTAATTAATGGGGCTTTACTTTAAATTCAATATAAAATAAAAATATTGCCAACTGATAACGAGATTTCGGATAACGAAATTTACAAAGACGCTGTAAACAAATACCGAAAAGCCCGTGAATACAAGGAAAAAATCGCTTTTGAATTAACAACTAATAAATGAAAAAACAGAAACTTATTAATATGAAACAATATAAACACAAAGTTTTAGGCTACATAGCTACGGAAACTAATAGCAAAGAGAATTACAAAGTATCTCATCCTAGACACTTTACTATTCCAAAGTGGATTGTAGAAAACTCAAACGACTGGGAGTTGATTACAAACATTGAAGTTGGGAAGCTTTATAAAAAAGATGGGTTATTAATCCTGGTAAAAGAAAAAGACGATAATTCAGAAAAATTAAGTGCTATCGGTTTTAATTTTGATAATAAATGGAATGAGTTAAGAGAGTTTAGATTATGCTTTGATACACTTACAGAAGCCACAAAAGATGAATGGTTTGAAAGATGTAAAGAAGAAGCTATTAAAAAAGGGTTGGTTAAAGGGGTTAATTTTGAACCAGCGTTTGGTTATGGTACAAGAAATTTAGAAAATTATTTTCTTGACGACGAAGATTTGAGTTTAATATCAAAAGACCACGACTTTTTAATGGACGCCAACACTGGTAAATGGGCTACTGTAATAGAAGAAAAAGCACAGGAACACATTGATTTACATCAAAAAAAGTATAGTTTATTCGATTTACAAGAGGCTTTTAACAACTTAAAAAATAAATAATATGAAAACAACAAAACAATATGTAGATGATTTTTATAAATCATTTAACGAAGAGACAAAGCCATTATCAGGTTTACTTTACAATGAAGATAAATCAAGAGCAATGAATGTTGAATCATACTTTGAATTATTGGCTGAAGATATTATTAACGAAGCTAATAAGGAGATTGAATCATGGAAAGATATGGCTTATGTTACAGGAGTAAATAATGATTTGCAGGCGGAAAAACTAAAAGCCAAAGATGAACTATTGGAGGAGATGGCTTATATGCTAGAAGAAACGAAAAGCAATGGTTATTTGTCTACTGGAATGGTAGATAAAATAAATGATTTACTAACCAAATACAACCAAAGCAAATGAAGAATATTAAAGCATTACTACTTACATTGTTGGGAATGATACTATTCCTATCCATGATATATTTAAGTATATCTTTTTTACAACTTAGTTTAAGCCCCATAGTTTGGGGATATGAAAATAGACTTTACTTCTTATTTTTTGCAATTTTATATTCGGTGGTTTCTCCATTAATATTTAATAATATCAAATATACTTTATAACATGAAAGAAATCGAACAATACGCAAATGATTATGAAGCCAAAGGATTTTTTATCAAGTAGAGAAATTAGCGATGTAATAGTAAAAGATGACATTAACGTGTCAGACGTTATGATTGATTATTTAAGGCTTAGTTTAGGAGAGATAAGCAAAAAATACAATGAAGGTAAAATAGAAGCATTTAAAAAAGGAGGACCATTAAAATCATTCGAGAATTATTTAATCGAGTATTTAAAAGAAGTTACTACTTAAAAACATGTATAGGTGGTTATTTAATACCTAAGTAAATAACAGCAGAAGTAGTTAATATACCAACTAATCCAACTAAAAATGTTTTTCGTTTTTGTTTACGCAGTTGCTTTTTTGTATCTGCTATCTCGCTATTCTTACCTTCTATAATTAAATCTTTGTTTGCAATTATAACGTCTTTCCCAACAATAATAGAGCTATCATTTTTTATAATTACCTCACTAATATTAATAACGCTATCACAAATATTAACGTATTCCAAAACGCTAACAGTATCATGTACATTAACCAATACCTTTTGTTTAACCGTTACATACTTCGTTAATAGAGGCTGTTTAATTGATTTTAAGCTATCATTAATATGAATGACACTATCTATTGCAGCTTGTTTTTTTACTATAATAGAATCTAAATGAGTGTAATTGTTAGCTATTGGTTTCTTATCGCAACCGTTAAAATCAGAGAATAGAATAGCTCCTAAAATAAATACCGTAAAGTAAATAATGAATTTAGTTATAATATCAATTTGCTTGCTGTGAGTCATTTTGTTTATTTTTAATTGCCTCAAAAGTAGTCATTCCTAAACACACTCCAATAAAACCATAGTCTAACATTAGCACCTCTGTTAATAGGCTGAAATCAGCTTTATAAATCCATTTAACGTGCGCAATTACAACAAGTATAATTACTACCAAAGCACTTAATTTCCGAGCCGAAAAGCCTTTAGAATGATTATCTAAAGACTTTAGCAAGTTATCTAAAATGTTTTTCATTTCGGTAAATATGTTTTCCAATTTTTTAATTCAAAATGTGGAGCGTCATTAAATTTAGCCCAACTTCCACCCCACTCTACGACGTCACTAACTTTCGCTACACAGTCGGCAAAGTTCTTAAAGTTTTTGCTATCCCATGAAAGTTTTTTAGCAACGGTTATAAATGCTATATCGAAAGCAAAGGAGGGATTATAATTGTGTGGGCTTTGTCCGGCTTTAGCGTTCGTTACTTTAGGCACTTTTTTATACAACTCATTTTGTTCTTCGCCACTTCTATAAGTGCATGTTAAGAACGGTTGCGGTGCATTAGGGTATAACTTACTATACATTTCAAAAGCATTATTGTAAGCGTGTACAAGCTCCAATCGTAAATCTTCTTTATTCCTAGATGCCATAATTATTTAAATAAAATGTGATAATATTTTTTGAACTATCCAAACAATTGAAGCTCCAATAGCCCCGAATACAACGCTCCAAACCTTACGCCTTTCGCGCTCTAACATGATGCTATCAATTAACTTGTCTAAATCTATTCTAATATCGCGCACTTCTTGCACAAGCCCTTTGGTTCCGGTTGCATTATCATTATCTATTAGAAATAATACACGAGTTAATTTATTTTTTATGCTTTCAATTTCGTTTTGAGACATAGTGCCAGTTATGTTTTTTATATAATAAAATCTATTGCTTTTTTACAATGGTCTTTATCTAACCGATTTAATACTTTAGCAAGCATTTTACCAATCGGCTTTAATGAAAAAAACATTTCGTTTTTGCCTAATCTACCAGATATAGTTTCTTTACCGTTACCAAAATTATCACCCATTATATCATTAAATGTATATTTACCTAATACGTTAGCCCACCTGTCAAAAGCTAATAATAAATCAAATAACCATTTTAGAAACTCTCCTTTTTGCAAAGAACGAATTACTCCCCAAATAAAAAGGACGGGTATTAATATTAATTTGATAAGTAATAACATTTTACTTCTCTACTTCCAGAGGTTTATTGTTAGTGACTTCTGCTCCAGCCTTATCTATTTTTCTAGCTAAAACAACACCTGCTTCTGCTACATTTAATCCCCCTGTTTTTACAGCCATATCAATAAGTTGTAATAAAGCCTGTACTTCTTCTTTTGAAAATTCTACTTTTATCATAATTTTATTTTTAAAGAGTTACAACATATCCGTTAACTGCATCAAAAGGCATAGCCACTAGTGTAGAATTAATTGCACCTACAATTAAATCTTCACCAAAATTTACCTCTGTATCTAATGGTGCAATTACAACACCATCAATCATTAAACCTTGAGCAGTTGCTTTTAATTTACGTTTTAACCAACCTTCAGAGAACATTGGTATTGTTGGTGTATCAATAACTTCATTTCCTAATTCATCATAATGGACTGTTTTAGGAATATCTTGCACCATGTATGACTTTGCTAATTTATTTATAGCGATTCCGTTAGCTTCCAACCACTCTTCATATTGAACGTAAATGTACTCGTTCTCTCTATTGCCTTCAAAAGTAATGTACTTTCTGAACATTGGTAAATTAGTTGATGGGTCTAAAGCGTTCTCTCCGCCTACTCTTACTGGTGTTTTGTTTATCATAATTATTAGTTTTTTAGTTTACGCAAATATAATAATTATACTAATGCGATAGAGCCAGTTTTTACAGTTCCTCCTGAATATTTTACTTTAAAAGTTAACAAATTAGTACCTTCATCTATGTATGCACTCATTTCAGAATTTGCTAAATCGCCATCGGCAATAGCACTATTAAATGCACTTTGAATAACCTGTCCACCTGTATTTATCTTTAGAACGCCTGTACCTTTTGTTACTCTAAATGTACCGTTAACGTCAACTGTGTTTGTTGGTGAAGTAGTACCAAATCCACAATTACCGTCCCCGCCTAAGTAAGCGATAGTAGAAGCACCTGCATAGAACACATGAGCCACACTTGTTGTGTGCGCCTTGTAATCTACACGTCCACTGCTAACACCAAAGCCACTTACATTTGTTCCGTCGTCGTATATCTTAAGCTTCAAGTTAGTGCCAGCTGTATCGGAATAGTGCCCACCTAAATTGATAGCATCAATAGTGCTACCCATTGAAGTTGATGTTTTTGTTTTGTAAACATTGAATAAATCGGTTGGTATGATGTTACCAACACTTACTTTAACATCATTCTGAATGTAAAGCATTGCAGCGGCTGCTGAATTTTCTACATACAGCGAAGATGTCACACTTGTTGAGCCTGTGCCCGTGATATTAAATTTAGCTGTTGCAGTTGTAGCAGTACCAACGAGTGTACGTGTAGCGTTAATTACAACGTAATCATTTGTCGTTCCTGTATCTCCGCCACGAAGCGTTAACATCTCTTTGTAACCAGAGAAGTTGTAATTTGATACATTAAATTTAAGCTCACTTGTATTATTGATAATCTTATCTTGAATGTAAGATGTCTTTGCTGTTGTTGCGTGATACCAAGCTATTTCAGGAGCAAGTACATTAGCCGCTCCACTTGTCGTAACCATTTTTATTTTACCACCAAAGTAGCTGTCATTAGATACAATGTGTATAGCGTGGTTAATTGTAGTACCTTTAGAGATAGTTGGCACGTATAACCCGTATTGATTTACAATGGTCCCTGCTCCAGTTGAATCAGCAAAGTAATGCCCGTATCTGTTTGTTAAAGTGCCACTTGTCATTAAAACGTAATCACTCATAAAGAAGAAATCGGTTGTAGTACCTCCTGTATTTCTAAATTCAAATTGTGACTGAAAGCTGCAATGATGATTATAGTTACCTGTTCCGCCAACAGGATTGGTTATCTTGCCATTATCTGTAAAAGCATTGTTAGCAAGGTTTCCAGTTAATTTACTAAACACAGTTGCATCAACATAGCTATGTGCGTTTGACACAGTGTTATAATCCACCGTTCTAGCTATTACATGAATAGGGTCGTAATCTGTATTGTAGGTATTAATTAACGGGAATGTTGTACCGTGAGTAAACACTCCGTTAGTGTAATTTGTAGTACCAACGCCTGCTAATAATGTCAGAATAGATGTTGTACCTGTATTGCCAATGTTCGTTAATTTTTGAACACCATTAACACCTATATTAATCGTTTGGACATGAGTACTTGTCGTTGCACCACTTCCAATATTAATAGTGCTTGTACCACTACTTGATGCATTTCTACCAAGTGTTATAGGACCACTTTGTGAAGTGCCACCTATTGTAATAGCACCAGTAGTTAATGAGGCACCAATATTTAATATAGAACCAACAGCACCATCTAATGTAAGTGTGCTACCAACGTAAACACTAATATTAGTAGCGGCAGCAGATGTACCAATAGTGATTAATTTACCTGTTACATCCGCACCTATATTAATGTTACCTGTACCAGTAGCTAAAGTCCAGCCTCCATTCGTGGTAGTCCAACCACATGAAGCTGTGCCTGAATTTATATTTACGGCAGTTGTGCCAGTTATATTACCTATTGTTATTTCTTTAGCATACGTTCCAGTTCCGAAATTTAATGCACCTGTGCTAGTTACATCTATTAATAAATTAGATGAACTCTTTACCTCTGTTGTACTAACAGATGGAGCTGTTAAGATATTTGATATAAAATAAAATCCAGCATCACTTGTAACTGTATCTGCTACACCTGTACCAAATGGTATTAATCCAGCACTTGCACCAACTGCACCTAAGATAGTGCCACCGCCTAATGACGTTGCCAACTGTGCCTTAGTAACATTAAAGTAAGTACCACTTACATCTTCTAATAGGAATAAATCAGTAGTATCAGGTGTTACCTTATTTGAAAATTCGTTTATTTTTTTCTTTGCCATTTTTTAATATCCTAAATCAAAAGTTCCGTCCCAAATATCAAAAGAACCATCCCAAACTAAATTATCTAAAGAAGTGTAATTTGATTTTGTTGAAACAATTATTTTTTTATCGTTTAAATATTTCGGAATTTTTAAAGGAATGTAATCGTAATTAAATGAAACTCCTTTAATATCAACACTATTAAGGCTTTCAACGTTTGCTTTTTTCAAAACATCAAAAGCATTTTCAACGCTTCCGTATATTTGCAAACTTAAGTCAAAAATTGATTGTTTTTCTCCTATTGTAACATTTTTAGTAATAGTTTTCGTGTTTTTTATAGCTACAATTATCTGTTGTTTTTCAATAACATTGTAAACTATTTCTAAACCAACGATATTGGTATTGTCGATATTTTCTAATAAAGGATTAAGTTTTATTAAATCAAAAACATACGAAATATCGCCGTATAATTTTAACGATACGTCAACTAAACTTTCACCATATTTTATAACGTACTTATTCATTACGATTTGCTGTAATAGTTAAATCTAATAACTCGTTTGAATCACTTGTTACGTTTACGTCTATCATTCCGTCCGCTTCTAATTGCAAAGCTATTGCACGCTTTAACGCTAATTGTTGCCCACTTGATTTTATAAATAAATCAACTCCAACACCACACAAAGGAAACTGTTTCCAATGTCCAATGTACGAATCAACTATCAATTCAATGTGCTGTGAATCACTTTCATTAATAACGAAATCGCCATTATTAATTGATAAATCGTTACTGTCTAATATTATGTCTTTAACTGCCATGTAAAACTTTTATATTTTCTAAATCAATTTTCACCGTTAGTGTTAACGTGCCAACTACGGGACTTGGAGGCGTTGTTGTTGGGCTACCAAACGAACTTGCAACGTGAGTGTGAGCGTTAAACGTGGCTATGATAGTATTTACTTTATTTTCTAAATTATTTAATTTAGTGACCAAATCATTTACCTTAACTAATCCGTCCTCATTTATTCCGTTCAAATGTATTTCGTCAACTTCGCTAACCATTGCAACGTAACCCGTTGTTTTGTTTATTAATGTCACTAATACCGTGCTATTATTTTTAGGTATAATTTTAAACCCGTCCTTATCACTTGCTTTAATCCTAACATTTACAAGTACCGCGCTGCCATCAATAGGCGTGCAATTACAAACACATTTAACTGTATCAATATCGCTAACAGTACATACAACTGAATAGTTGTTAGTTTGTGGATTAATACGCCTTATAGCGTCTTTTATATTAGTTATTTCGTTCACCCTACTTTTTTATATTGTTCAATGTCACTTTGTGCGCTACCTATAAATCTACCAATATCAATAGCTTGTCGATAACCTCCTTCAATACTCATAGAATAAGTAACGCCAACTATTGTATAGTACCCATCTTGTTCGGGATATTTTTCACTTGTAATTTTAGCGATATCACCATGCCTAACAAATGGCTCACCAAAGGTTATTAACTCACCGGAATATCCTGTATATTTTATCTCTTTTAATTTTGCGTTTGCAAATACTTTTAAATCGTCTTCACTCGCATTGTACGTGTAGTAAGTTCTTTGACTACCATCGGTATCTCCTACTTCTATTTGCTTCTTAGTATTATCACTATTCATGCTAATAGCGACTACTTTTAAATTCAAATCGTTCGCTTGTTGGTAATCTAAAGAGTTTGCATTTATTATAGTTTTCTCAAAGGCAAATTCCTCTGTGTTACTTTTAGCGGCATTTGACGGCAACCCAACAAACAAAACACCGTCTTGAAAGTATGAATATAAGCCATACTCGCTTTTTAAAGTGTCTAATATTTCTGTTACACTAACTTTTGTAGCTGTAAAATTACCTAAATTAACATCGCTTACAATGCTTGTGCCTGTTGCATTATTAACTATTATTTTATAATTAATATCTTTAGGAAGCATATAAGATAGTAATTGATTAAGTGTTATTGGCTCGGTTACTGTTATTGGTTTCTTTAATAACTTTCCGTTTTTACCAGTTGTTATCGTTCCTGTTTTTTCCGGATAAGTTATGTTTGTGTTTTTCAAAATAAACATTTTGTCCTCACACTCTAAAACTATTGGGTTTGACGCCCCTACTTTTGTAATGTACCCTTCAAAAACAGTTCTAAATTTTGGGTCGTACCCTAACTCTATTTTGATAGCATCCTTACGTTTAAATATTGCGTCCTTGCCAACAAAAACGTTTTTTCCGTCGTAGTTTATGTTTCTAGGAAATCTTACTTTTGCTGTATCGGTTAACTTATCATAACTCGAAAGTATTTCAACCTCATTTAAAAAGTCGATAATAAACGGCTCCTTACCTTCAGGTGTAATGGTTATTTTAGAGATACATTTAAGCATTTGATTTTATTTCAAACGGTTCGTCGGAATAACAATTTAATGTAAAATCTATTACATTACGCATCCCCTCACGCATTTCGTGTGGATAACTATCAATTACTACATTAAATATTTTGTTATCCTGTAACATAGAGGAAACCACTTCTAGTTCCCTATCGTATTCACAAAATTGTAGAAATTTCTTTAGTTCCGTTTCAGGTCTTTTGTTTGGATTTTCGCCAACTATAACACCTTTAATTGATATTTGATAATCACCACGTCCCATGTACTCTTTTACAGTACCACGTTTTGAGCCTTGTATATTCGTTCTAACAATATATTTTTCAGGCGTTATACTAATTAGTGCAACCGTTAAAATTAAATCATCCGTTTGACTTACATTAGAATTATCACTCGCTATAAATGTTTGCGTTTGATTATCTGTACCAGCTGGTTTCTTAAAAACAACCGAATCGTAAGCTAAATTGCTTAACGTTCCTTTGTATGCAACCTCTTTAGTTGTATCTGACTTAGCCGCTTCACCATAGTCTATATTATAAAACAATGGTTTAACTAATCCTAAGCCAGCTCCTTTAGCTATTAGTTCAGCTTGTCCTCTTGGATTAAATCCTTTATTTAAAGTAAATTCTGCCATTTTATCTAGTTGCTAAATTAGCATCGTTAACCATTTCTAAAAATATTTTCGAAACTTCCTCTTTAATTTTCATTGTACTATCTTTTAAATCATTCGCTTGTATCTTTAACTCATGAACTAATTCTGTAATATTTATAACTAAAGATTGAGGACGTTGCGCTGTTAAGTTAATTCCGCTTGAATTACTTGATTTTCCTAATGAGTTTAACTTACCGTTTTCATCAACTGGAGACATTGTTGTATTTCCCTTTGATTTTAATAGTTTTAAATTACCTATTACACCTTTATAAGCTGCACTATACAAAGACATCTCTCTCGCAAAAGTAGTCGTATCAACTTCGCCTTTTTTTAACCTTGCTTCTAATTTTTCCTTGTTTAAATTTATGTATGCTAAATTTTGTCTAGCACTTGCAGCGTCCGTTGCTCCTTCAATTAAAGTTTGCATATACATAGCTTGCTCTTTCATTTGAGGAAAGTTTCCAGCTAATGCACTAAATTTATTAAAGCCCGCCATGTTTCCATAAGCAGTTGTTGCAAAATCATACCCTTTAACTCCAGCGGATTTAAACGCTTCGTCCATGAAATTACCAGCAGAAAGTTTATCATTTACATGGTTCCCCATCTTAGATATAAAATCCATCGTACTAGCCAAAATACCCGTTTGACTTTTACCAATATTAACTTTTATTTGCTCCCATGTATCCGCTATATTACTCCAACGACCACCAACCGTACGACTTTGCTCTTCCATCATGTTAAAGAACTGTCCTCCCTCTTTAGTAACATCTTTAAATGATTGCTCAACTTCTTTGAAAGTGATTTTACCTTTCTCCATACGTTTTAATAACGTATCGTAACTTTCGCCTGTTTTTTTAGCAATGATATTTAAAGGATTGAAACCTTGCTCTGTTAATTGGTTTAATTCTTGGCCAGCTAAATGACCTTTGGACTTTATTTGTCCAAAAGCACGAATAATAAATGGAAAACTTTCTTTACCCAAACCAGCCGATACATCGCCCAACGTTCTAATTGTTTGCGCTACCTCTCCGCCGGCTACGCCATAAGCCATTAATTTACGAGTTGCGTCTTGAACCTCTGTTAATTCAAAAGGCGTTGTTTTAGCTAATGATATTAACTGACCTTCTAAAGACTTTGCAGCTAAAGCATCGCCATACATCATAGTTCGCAAAGCAACACTAAACTGTTGGTAATTATCTAAAGAATTAAAAATAGTTTTACCAAATGAAGCTAATCCAGCGCCTATTAAACCACCGGTAACTAAATTTTGTATGCTTCTAAGTTTGCCGTCTAACTTAGACATATTCCTGTCCATTTCACCTGTTGAACTAGCAGCACCACGCATCTGTCTACTAAACAAATCCTTTAATGATAACGTATATTGTAAATCTTTAGCCATCTATTTTTTTAGTTCGTGTTCCGTTGTATTCTAAAACAAAATCTATTTGTGAAATTGCTTTGCACCATTCCGTGTCACTTAATGTTTTAGGATTGACACCAAAATAAAAACGAATGAGAGCGTTGTTTTTTTCGCTATCACTCGTTTCAATTGCCTTCCTATATTTTTCTAATTTTTTTTTATAATTGTTTGTTGAACTGCTAGTAATTTTACAACGGCATATTCCAAACTCTCCATTGCATCTTCACTTTCGTAAACCTCTTTTAAACTATCCCCACCAACATACAAAGCATTTAAAACAGCTTTTATCGCATTCTCGGAACTCTTTTGTGCTAATTTACTAGCCATGTCCCTTGTTTGCTTATCGGGCTTCTTTAAATGAATTACTGCTACTTTCGTTTCGTCGTCTTCATCTAAAGGAATAGTTAACGTTCTAATTACTCCGTACTTTGCCTTTAATTCTTCTAAATTATCAATTGCCATATTTGTAGATTTTTATTTCTGCAAATATAGCAATTTTAAATATTAAATGTAAAGAATATCCGAAACAATTAACTCACAGTCACAAGAAATTGAAGTATCTCCCGTATTAGAACTACGTGGGTTATTCATAAAACGAACATCTTTCAAAGTGTGTTTACGGGTAACTAAAGCACTATCTGTATAGATAACAATTATATCAAATTCAGGGATAGATTGAACTGTCCCTAATGGAGATACTGCTGTGATAGCTTCGATTTCTTCCATTAACAAAGTAATCTTTGCTGTTGGCTCAAATTTTCCATATCCACGAGATACTGGTTTGTTACCAGCACCGTAAATATTTTCCATGTTTTGTTTTATGTCGTATTCTATTGACGTAATACCAACAATAGGGACGCCTAATACGTTCACTATAATGTCGGCGTATTCGTATGATTTTCCGTTAATTAACGGTTGTAATGATATTGCCATGATTTATTAAATTGATAAGGTGAAACCTACATTAACTGTTATTGTGCGAGCTACTCCGACAGGAACTAATGATACACTAATTACCAATTCCGAAGTACTCAAAACATTTTGCAAAGGGTCGATAACGATAGCATAAGCCGATAACTCACTATCTTTTTGCATTTGCCCTAATGAGCGGTCGCATAAAGATTGAAAATATCCAATAGTATCTTCACTTAGTGTGCCGTCCGCTTTTACTTTTAAAGGGCTTGCCAATTGAGGTAACAAAGAAACTCTTAAATTTCTAATCGCTTTATTAAAGACACGATTGTTTTCAATGTAAGCAAAGTCACCTGCAATTGGTGTAGCTGTATGGCTATCGTTAAAATAACTACCTTCTAAGTCAAATTTCTTTAAAGCAATATAGCCTAAAGTGTTTACGTTGTTATTTACAGCATCTGTTTGCGCTGAATAAACAGCTCCATTACAATAAGCCAAAGTGTCAAACTCAACATTTGAAACATTGAATTTAGCAATCCAAGCAATATCGTCCGATACTTTAGCTAAAGCAACCGCTCCTAAAGTAGTACATAAGATACCAATAGAATAAGCGTGAGATAGCCAAAGTTTATCGCCTCTCTTAGCTCCGTCTTGTCCTAAAACAACGGATACGTTTGGAGCAGCTAATGCACGCATATCTGCTAATGCTGCTAATGTATTAGCACTTGTAAACTTACCTTGATAAATTACCTCTAAAGGTTTGTGAGCCGTTACATTTGCATCAACAACCGCTTGTAAAGCCGTTACTTGTGCGCCTGAAAAAGTTGTAGTTTTTTGATAAACGCCTATTTGTCTAATTTTACCTAAAGCGTAATTTTGCATTAAAGTAATACTTGCAAAAGTAGTCGCATCCGCAGTAGCATAAAAACCAATAAATAGTTTTCCTTTTGGTTGTATTCTAAAAAATTCATTTACATGATACCATAAAATATCAATGTCACTCGCTACACCTAAAACAGTCGAGCCGCTACCAGTTGGCTGTGTCCATGTTGCGGTTGAGCCACCTGTTACAGTCGAGCTATAAGGTGTTCCACTATTTGGAAACACACCTTCGCCAGCTTTTGTTGTAACATAAATAGCGCCAGCAGTATTAGAAGCACTAAAACCATGTACACTTGTACCAGCGTTTATTTTTCCAACCCATGCAGCCGCAGCTGTTGTAGCTGTTGTTTCTTCGCCTGATACTAAAGCGTAGCTAGGCAAGACATTTATTAATCCCTCTGTGCCAGTATAATTAATAACTAAAGTATCGCCTATTGCAGGCGTACCAGCTATTGTTAATTTAGCAACTGCTTTAGTTTCACCTAAAGACGTGTTTGTTATACCTAAAGCTTCCGCCTCTTGAAAAGAGAATACAGCTTTTACTTTGTTTGACGCATCAAATCCAGTAGGATAAGTTGCATCGCTATAAAACAATAAACCCGAAATAAAGTCTTCACCTGCTAGAGGGCGACCTAATCCGCCTTGTTGTTTTACAAATACTACATCATTTGCCATGTTTTGTTTTTGTTTTTAAAAAAAGGCTTGTAATAATACAACTACAAGCCTTCTTAATTTATATTAATTAATTAACTACGCTACTTGAACAAGTGCAGCCATTCCTTTCATGTCAGCTCTTAAAATTGCAGAACCTAACATAACCTCCATATTAAAGATAGAACCTAAAAATTCAGGTTTACCGTTACCGTTTCCACCATCATCATACATTGGATTGATAGCTCCTAAAGCACGTGATACACGCATAGGGTGAAAAGCAATACAGCCTAAATTATCAGTTGTTGCAGTTGCGGCACCCGGTGCTTTTGGCACGTTAGTTGAAACCGTGTAAACAGCAACAGTAGGACGCATTAAAATGTCAAATCCAAATAGTTGTGCTACGATACCAGTTGCTAAAGTGTTGTTTCCATTAGCCATTTGAAATCCATTGTAAGAAGCCCTTACTACTGCGGAACTTGTAAACAACTCCCAAAACATATCAGCGTTCATTAACAATTTACGTCCTAAACGAGGCACATTGTCTTTATCTAATTTTTTAGCTAAGTTAGCAACGTCAGCTAAAGTAACCATTTTACGAGTAC